CCGATCCAGAGCGAATGCGATCTCCTCTGTTGTCGAGGGCCTGAACTTCACCAGCTCATAGACCCTTGCCTCTAAGTAGCTGATGTCCAGTTTAGAAGCCTCTTTCGAGGTCTCTGGATCGTCCTTTCTGTGTGCTCCGTGCATCATTGGCTCCATTCGTTTAATTACGGATAATAAGTCAGCTTAGAAGGGAACATCCTCGGATTTACCCTTGCGGTCATCACGAGGGGCGTTCATGTAGGCCCAACCATCCCATCCACCCTCTTTGAAGGGTGAGCAGTCCAGCTTCAGCATAGGACCGTTTTTCGTATCAATGACCGATCCGATGCGCAGGTAACGCTTCTTTTCTTCGCCGTCTTTGTTGGTGTAGGTGCCCACTACGGCGGTGACTTCGTATAGAACTTTGCTCATATTGCTTCCAGTTTTTTCACTTTCTCATCGACTTCGGCCAGGAACTTAACGATCTCGGCTTCCATCTCCCTAATCAGCTTCTCATCTCGCTCTACGCGAATGATTAGGAGCTGAAGTCTTTGCGGCATCCTCGGGTCGAAACACACGAAGTCGCACCACTTTTTATCGGTGCAGCGCATCTGAAGCTGCATCTGCTTCTGATACTTATCAGGGATCTTCCGGTTGAGCTGCATCTCAATCATCGTTGCGGTTTCAGGGCACTTGATCTCGATGAGTCCCTCGCCAACGATCCCGTCTGGGCTGGCCCCACACATCTCAATAGATGGGTGAGGAATGAATCCCACCTCTTCCACCAGTTTGCCCATCTGGGCCTCGTATGCTGCTCTGGCGTTTGCTTCTTGTTCTATCCCCCACTCCATCGCTGCGTTGGAGTAGGACTTTGCAGGCTGGCCGGTCATTCTCTCAACGACCAGTTGGGCTTGGTAGTTCTCCCGATCCGCTGAGTATCCGGTCTTGGTCTTTGCCATGACCTTATACACAGAGGATGCGGTGACCTTACCGGCCCGTTGAGCGAACCATTCGGGTGATCTTTGTGAAGTCATTTTGTGATCTTCCAGTCCGTGTCTCGATTTCTTTCCATCCACTTGTGTTTATCAAAGTTTGAAATTGACATTTCCTTTTTTGTGGATTTTGATAGTCGATTCTGGTCTCTTTTGGTTTGTGAATTTATTTGGTTTTTGGCGGTTGTATATTTGCTTCCTTTGAGTTTTTTCAGGAGATCAATGTCTTTTTCTTTTGGGTGCTCCCAAAGCCAATCATTGATCTTTGGCAGAAATGCAGCGACAAAAGCACGAACCCCAACCGCGAGCGGGAATTTTGGTTTCGGCTTCCTTAGCAGTTCTGTGTCTGACCATCTAAGATTTGTCAACCGCTCCCACTGGTAAATCGCATCCAAGACGGTCCCGAACAGTCTCCAATGTCGTATGAGGCAAGCGTCCCAGTATTCCTGAAGCTGCTCTTGTGTCACTTCGCGGCCCCCTTCAGAGACTGCTGGTGCTTAGTCCAGAACCGAGACTTCGCTGCTGAGGCGGGGATCGCTTTAAAAGCCGCTTCCAGGCTTGCCATGCCCTCCAGGGCTGCGTTGCGTAGGGAATCAAGGTGCTGGTCCTCGAAGGCCTTGTCCTCGGCGTTTGTGCCTCGAACTGCTCCATTTCCATCATCGTCCTCTGGCGCAATCCCACAAGCCGCCATTAGCGAGTAGCGCCTGGCGTATGTGAGGGCTGATCCGTAACCCTGTGGGTCATGTTTTGCCGCTGGAACATGGAGTTTCCCAGAGGAAAGAGTCTCTCCGCTCTCGTGGATAAACACGGTCTCCACAATCACGCCATCCGAGCATTCCGAGTTCTGCTGCATGAGCATGATCCCGTTGGCGTTCAGAGCGTCCACGACTGCCTCCACACAAGCCGCCAGGTCTGCGTATCGAGACTTGAAGTGAGGATTAGAGGAGGTCTTGAGAGCGGGGCCAAATTCTTTCTGAGCCTTGACCAGGGCTGATGCGATGTGTTTCATAGATAGAAGAAAAAGAAGGTTGCACCAAAGAGACCGAGAGCTACCGCAGTCAATACATCCATTGCTGCAGAGCGGCGAGCTTCGATCTCTTCCTCGCGGGGACGGTATGCGTATCTCATTGCGGACCTTTCACAACTGCCCAGTAATCGGCTGATTCGACAAGGCCGGTGTAGGCATCACGGAAGGCCTCACCATCCCAGTCACCCCAGAACACCTCACCTTTGTAGTAGAGGAGAAGCCCAATCTCTTCAGGAGGATCAGCTTCTGTGAGCTTGTTCCAAACGATGGTCTCGTTCATGCTTCCCACTCCTCAGAAGGAGGGAAGGCATCGTCATAGGCCCACAGCTTTCCTTCAGGACCGCATCGGCCATGAAGTGCTCGGACGGTGGTGCAGAACATGGGATTGGTCTGCCCCGTCACGAAGTTGATCTTTTGGGTATCTGGGTGGCCGCACTGAGAGAACGCTGACGGCTCTCTCTCTGAGTGGATGTAGTGCTGGCACCGATTGCAGGGAAGGATCTTCATTTGTCGCTCCAGAGACCGCGAAATAGCGGCATGGGTGTGACTATAAGCGGTCTTATGGGCATAAGAACTAGGACTTTCCCTAAGTTCCCTTATCTAAACCTGCCTTACACTCAAGCGGGGCCAGGAACGGGTTAGCTCCGTGCGGCCTGGTATCACGAATTATCAGCAGGCAGCCACTCTGCTTTATGAGAGCTGGCCCCACCCAAGGAAAGACATGGACAAGAAAGACCTGATCCAGAAGGCCGGTGGTGTTACGGCTCTGGCGAAGTTGCTAGGGATCAAACCACCTGCTATCTACCAATGGAAAGCCGTCCCGCAGCTTCGGCTTCTCCAACTCAAAGAGCTGCGTCCTGAATGGTTTGAGGTGAAAGAATGAAAAAACTCGCTGTGATCTGCTCTCTTATGCTCCTGGGCGCAAACGCTCATGCGGCCTGCACGACCCACACATACATCGTCAATGGAAAGATCGTGACCTGCCAGACCTGCTGCTACGGTCAAGAGCCGTACAGGACTTGCACGACCACTTGCAACTGATGTAAAGTGTTGCGAAACCCGGCTAGGAAGGGAGTAGCTACCCTTCCGAAAAGCGAACTCCTCCCGCCTGCCGTTGGTTTCCTTTAGGGGGATGTTGGAGTCGAGATGCATTACTACCAGTTCCACATCGGGGACTATCGGTCCTCAACCGCCCATCTGACAAACGAAGAAGATCTGGCCTACCGGCGTCTTCTTGACATGTACTACGACCTTGAGGGTCAAATCCCGCTCGATACCGAGTGGGTTTCCAGGCGGATACGAGTGGATGCCAGCATCGTTCGAGATGTGCTCAACGACATGTTTGAGCGGACCGAAGACGGCTATCGAAACGAGCGATGCGACAAAGAAATCGCCAAGTATCAGGCCCTTGCAGAGCGCAATCGCTCCAATGGTTCTAGGGGTGGAAGGCCCAAACAAAACCCAGTGGGTTCCGAGTCGCAACCGACTGGAAAGCTAACCATAAACCAAGAACCAGTAACCAATAACCATAAACCAAAGGTTAAGCGCGGAACGCGCTTTGACCCACAGGCTTTGCTTACTGCTGAGTGGTCGAGCTTCTGCAAAGACGAGCGGCCAGACCTAAACGCGAAAGAGGTGTTTGCATCCTTCAAGGACTACTGGATCGCCAAAGCTGGGCAAGCAGGCGTGAAGTTGGACTGGGATGCGACCTGGCGCAACTGGGTTCGGAATCAGAAGGTCAAGCCTGGAACACAGCTCACCGTCCCAAGCCGTCCTGAGCGAGATCCCGCGCTGGTCAAGTTGGATGAGGACCGCAAGAAGCGAGAGCAGATCCCGCTTGAGATTCGTCAGCAAATCCAGAGCATCTTACGCCGATGAACTACTACGAAGCCCACAAACTTCTGAATGAGGTCAAAGATGGAACCAACCACCCAACCGAACTCATCACCCATGCCCTATACCTCACAGGAGACCTGGAGGATGGAATGCGAGGCGCGGGAATGGATTTGGATGTTCAACGACATCAAAGCCACCAAAGGACTCGAAGCAGCTTCTGGATGGTGGGGCCGAACAATATCTAGTATTGAAAAGAAACGAGGCAAAGATTCAGCCGAGCAGTTACGGAGAAAAATGAATGAGCTTCGTAAGAGTGTTGTCAATGTCGGCTGATTCTGATAACATGGCCTGATGAAAAAATGGACTGATGAAGAACTGCTGTTGCTAAAAAACAACTACCCCGATAAGGGGAAGATGTGGTGCGCTAATGCACTTGGTCGAGGCGAGGCATCCGTTCGATGGATGGCCGCAGAGCTTGGACTCAAAGTAAACACGGAATCTGAGTTCTTCAAGGATTGGCAAGCAAGGGCCGCTCAAAGCAAAGTTGGCAAAAAGAGGCCAGATCAAGCGTTGGTCATCAAGAAGTTGCATGAGGATGGAAGGCTAAAAAAGACTGAAGCGCAAAAAGCAGCAATTTCAGAAAAAGCTAAAAAGCGTCTCAAGGAAAATCCTCATCCTAGAGGGATGCTTGGCAAAAAGCATTCTGCTGAAACGAAAGCAAGGTTTTCAGATATTTCAAAGAAAAGATTTGCGGAAATGTCTGAAGATAAAAAGTTTGAAAAATTAAAAAAGATGCTTGAGACAAAAGCCAAGAACGGAACATTGGTTAATCCACGCATCAAGACCACATGGAAGGGTGGTTGGCGAACGATTGGGACAGAGGAGAAGTTTTACCGTTCGCGATGGGAAGCAAATTACGCCAGGTTTCTTGAGTGGCAAAAAAACAACAGCGCTATTACTGACTGGAAGCATGAGCCAAGGACTTTTTGGTTCGAAGGCATCAAGAGGGGCTGCGTTAGCTATCTGCCAGACTTCTGGGTGCTCAAACCGGACGGGTCCGAGGAATACCATGAGGTCAAGGGCTGGATGGATGATAGAAGCAAGACCAAGCTCAAGAGAATGAAGAAATATCACCCGCTAGTGACGCTTGTTCTGGTTGATAGCAAAAAGTACAAGCAAATAACAGGCGAGTTCTCTCACTTAATCGAGGGGTGGGAATGAACGCAAACGCAGCGGTGGACTTCATCATCAGAAACGCAGGGGATTACTCCAAAGCCAAAGCACAAAGGGTTTTCTTGGAGGAATTCAGAAAAACAAAGAAAGCCCTGCTGATGAAAGACGCGATGGCGAAGTACGAAGCTGCCAATGCTCAAGAGCGAGAGGCATACGCTCACCCAGAGTACCAACAACTCCTCAAAGGCCTGCAGGAAGCCATAGAGATTGAGGAAGAACTGAAGTGGAAGCTGGAGGCTGCAAGGATGAGAGTGGACATCTGGAGGTCAGAGGAAGCCTCCGCACGAATGCAAGTAAGGGCTACGGAGTAGGTTGTGCCTTATTCAATAGAACTTGACTCATCAGAGATGGTTGTTGTTCATCTCTTGGCATCAATGCGTCACGCAATGAACCGAAGTCATTCGGTCAACAATTCAAAGATAGGCCCACAGTCAGACCATCAAACAGACCTTGATGGCCTTGTAGCTGAGTTTGCGTTTTGCAAGTGGAAGAACTTATGGCCTGACATGAGCATTTCGCCGCGTTCTGGCGGGGCTGACTGCGTTGTGAATGGGAGGACTGTAGACATCAAGTCAACCAGAAGGCCAGATGGTCGGCTTCTTGCGGTCACATCCAAAAATGTTAAGCATTCAGATATTTATGTTTTGGCAATAATTCAAGATAATAAAGTTACATTTCCAGGCTGGGCGTTCTCTGACGAACTTCTAGACGAAAGCAACCTTATTGATTTAGGACATGGGCCAACTTACGCCATGAGTCAATCAAGGCTGCGTCCATTCAAAACCTAGATGATCCCCAAGCAAACTTACATCCGAAGCCAAGCACTCCTTAAAGCCGTTGCGGGCCTGCAGTGTCAGTGCTGTGGGCATGAGAACTCCCAAGCCGCACACTCGAACTGGTCAGGCGGGAAGGGAAAAGGGATCAAGGCTTGTGACACCCACATCGCCGCCTTATGCCTCAAGTGCCACTGGGAGATCGACCAAGGCAACAAACTCACCAAAGACGAGCGAAAGCAGAAGTGGCTTGCTGCTCACCGCAGGACAGTCCAGGCTCTACAGGGTCAGGGAAAATGGCCTATTGACATTCCGATTCCCGATATAGAATTGTGATGCCCCTTAATCCGCAGTTGCCGGGGTGGGGCCATAGTGCCCCTTTTTTTCTGGAGCGATGATGAAAAAGAAGACTGTGGAAGAGATGCAGAAGTATCTCAATCAGAACAAGCGCAAGTACCATCAAACGAAGCCCATGAAGGCTTACAAGATGGCAGACGAGTTCGGCAAGGGCTATGAAGCCATTGAGATG